TCACTCTCAAAGAAGGGATCATTGGAGTTCCTGGGAAACGTTTCCTAGATCCACTTGATATGAGTACCAGCATGGGTTTTCCTGTGCTCGGTCCAAAAAGACCTTGGTTTGAAGAAATTGTCAATGATGATGGGATTCTCGTGGATAGGATTCCCGATGCCTCCATAATAGAGGAGATGAAAAGAATCGAAACTTGTTACGATAAGGGTGAACGTGCATATCCCGTGATGCGTGCTTGTCTTAAGGACGAACCCACGCCCATTGGCAAAGAGAAAGTTCGGGTTTTTCAATCATGCCCTATAGCCTTTTCAATTTTGGTCAGGCAGTATTTCCTTCCCATCATCCGATTTATCGGTTGTCATCCGAGGGAGACTGAATGTGCAGTTGGCATAAATTGCTTTAGCCCTCAATGGAATGAACTAATGACATATGCTGAGAGGTTTGGAGTCGAGCGTACTTTGGCTTTCGACTATTCTAAATACGATCTCACATGTTGTTCTCAGATCACTGGCGAAACTTTGTCAGCAATGATTGAACTTGCCAAGCGAGGCGGTTATCCCTCTCACCACATTTCCAGAATGTTGTGCATGATCTCCGATATCGTGCACCCAATGATCGACTGGAATGGGACTTTGATCCAGTTTTTCAGTATGGTTATTTCTGGCATCAACCTTACAGTGCAAATGAATTCCATAGGAAATTCTTTTTATCTGAGGATGCATTTCTTCAGTATTTACCCTAAAGCAATGGATTTTAGAAATGCACAGGCTGTTACCACATATGGCGATGATGGTTATGGCACCGTCAATGAGGAATATCCCCTCATCACTTTCACAAGCTATCAGAAATGGCTCGCCAAATTCGGGAAGAAAATAACACCTCCCGACAAAAATGCTGCCGCCACGGACTACATGCCTGGCGCAGACTTTCTCAAAAGGAAATCCGCTTATATTCTGGAGATTGGCACCAGGATAGGATCCCTTGACGAGGATAGTCTCTATAAAAGTATCATGTGCAACCTTGAATCTAAAGTGGAGACACCGGAAGACGTAGCACGTTCTTCCATTGCTAGTGTCATGCATGAAGCGTTTGCGTTTGGTCGTGAGCGCTACAATTGGTGGCAAGCAAACCTACAAGAAGTATGCACTCGTGCAGACATTCTTTGCCCTATCCTCGACGTAACTTTTGATGAACGCGTCGAGGCATGGAAAGACAAATACGGTTCATCAGTGGGATCCGACCCATAAACAAACGAGAATTACCTTTCCCAGATAAGCGTACTGAAACTCCGCAAATAATAGAGATTCTTCGTACTGCAGCGAGCAATATCTCGTTAGAGTTGGATGACTCGTCCCCTTTTATACATACATTAATTACATTATATTTTACATATCAACGTCTCGCAGAAGAGACAGATGCATATATTACATCTCCAGATTACTTTGAGTCCTTTGGGTCGCTCTTAGTTCTCTGCTCGCACAAAAGCCTTCCGGCTTATCGTGCATTTCCTACAGACCCAAACCAACCCGTCCATCAACTTTTGAGCGATTATCTTCCGCGTTCTCAAGAGGTCGAAACCGCAAATTATGTTGATGAGATGCAGGGTTACGTCAATTCCGTCGACGATGCCTATGATTCAGTTCGTATGTCCGCAACTGCCACAGACGTTCCACTAGCCAACTTCCTATCAAGACCTGTTAAGATCAATGAGTTTCTTTGGCAAATCGATACACCTGTTACAGGACTTTTCTATCCTTGGGACCTTTTCTTTCGCAATGCTCGCGTTGCCAATAGGTTATCCAATTTTCGTCTTTTGCAGGCCAAACTCCACATTAAGTTTGTTATTAATGGGACACCTTTTCACTATGGCCGTCTCTTAGCATCCTATTACCCTATGAGTGAATATGACGATACCTTGAACACAACTTTCAATGATGCTGATTTGGTTCTTCACACTCAACGTATGCACGTTCTTCTCAATCCCTCTGAAAATGAAGGTGGTGAGCTTGTGCTTCCAATGTTTTGGTGGCGAAATGCTTTGTCTACTACCGCTGAAGTAGGTGAACCTTCCGATTTTGACAAGATGGGTGGTATTTTGTTACAAGTTATGAATCCACTTTTACATGCTAATGGAGGTACTGACCCAGTTCACATTTCTGTATTCGCCTGGGCTGAAGACGTTCGGATGGATGTTCCAACACAAACCAACATGTCAGGTTTACAACCTCAATCTTTCGAGGAATGTGCACCACGAGCAGACGAATATTCTAAAGGTCCAGTTTCTGGTGTTGCTAGTGCTATTGCTAATGCAGCAGGAAAACTCAAAACCATTCCCTATATTGGTCCTTATGCTACTGCTACTCAAATAGGAATGCAAGCAGCTGGGAAAATAGCCAGTCTTTTCGGTTATTCTCGGCCAACAATGCTTGAGTACCAGCAATTTAGACCTTTACCAAAGGGCAATTTAGCCATCACCAATTTGCATGATGACACAACCAAACTATCTATGGATGCAAAACAAGAAATTACTATTGACCCTCGTGTCTTTGGTGGTACTGCTGGCGGAGATGAGATGGAAATCCTTAAGATCGCCCAAGTGGAGAGCTATTTAGCCCAATTTCCTTGGACTAATGCTACAACCCAAGAAGAGAAGCTGTTTTCTTGTATGGTTGATCCCAGTTTAGGTATTATCTCTACCGTACCTTCTGGTTTCGTTGCCATGCCTGCGATTACGTATGCTGCCACTCCTTTTAAATACTGGAGAGGTGGTATTAAATTTCGCTTTCAAGTCGTCTGTAGTCGCTACCATAAAGGTAGAATCAAGATTGTTTACGATCCTGTGTCTTCACCAGACGAGGCTGATTACAACACAGCCTTTACTTCCATTGTTGATATTTCTGATACCACCGATTTTGAGATCGTTTGTGGCTGGGGTCAATCAACTACATATAGAGAAGTCCATCCTTTGACTCTTCTGAATCCTCCCTATGCTATTGGTACTGATCCTATGTTTTACGACTCGGACACTGACACCTTTGGCAATGGTACTATTTCAGTCTATTGTGTAAATGATATCACTAGCCCTGCAGCCGACACTAATGTTTCTGTTAACGTTTATGTTTCTGCTGCTGACGATTTTGAAGTTGCAGTTCCCGATGCCACTTATGTGTCTCGTCTGCGTCTTCAGAATGAAATTACTGTAGATCCTTACGTAGTTGCGGCAGCTGCTGCAATCGAGGAATTACCTACTCCAAAGTCAGAAGAAACTTCAACACCTGCGACTTCAGAAGTCACAGATCCCACGACTGCTCCTACTGTTCAAACGGATAGTCATCTCATACCTACCACTGATAATGCTAATTTAGTACATTTTGGTGAATCCGTGAGATCTTTCCGACAGATTATCAAAAGGTACATGCTTCATGAGCAAGCACCCTTACCAACGCCTTTCATTGCAGCTCCCACTTTTACTCAACTCCAGCGTACTAATCTTCCTTTTGTGCCTGGTTATACTAGTAGCGGAACACAAACCTCTGAACAAGTACCAGTTGGAGTTACAATTCCAGCTGGGGTTGCTGGTTATGCTTATGGAAACATGACATACTTGCGATACCTTACGCTTGGTTTTGCTGGTTGGCGTGGTGGTATTCGTTATGTGGTTGATTTCTCTAGCGCTCCTTGCTGTACTTTAGGTACAGTTAAGGCTACAAGGTATACTTCTTGTGTTCCTGAGAACGTTACCACAAATAAGATTGCTCAAGACACTCCTTCTGGTAGAGCCCAAACCATACGTCTCAATAAAGAGACTACTGGTGGTGAAGGTATTGTTTTGTGCTCCCCTAGAGTCAATCCTGTTATGTCTTTCGAATTGCCTTTTTATTCGGAATATCGTTTCATGCCTTCCCGCTTTTTAGACTACTTTGGTGGTTCTGATCCAGCTAGTGGCACACAACTACCACAACCGTGTTGGAAATTGGCTTTTAACCAATTCCGCAACACAGCAAGTACATCTGAAACAGCGGCTTTTGCCGCCGCAACAATTGATATATATACAGCAGCAGCCGAAGACTTTAACGTCGGCTGGTATCAAGGTCCTCCATTATTTTGGTTGGAACCTGCTCCCCCAACC